GCATTTAGTGAGCATGATTCTCCTTATTCTTCTGATATCATTGGTTATGTTTCCAAATAGGCTAATTTCACCCTATAATTCATTCTTTAATTAGACAATCCGTCTAACTTTTACAAATCCATCAATCATTGACAAGCAATTCTTTTATAGTTTGACAGTTTATTGTCAATCGGTTAAAGGAGTCACTTCCCCTTATAATCCGTCTCATTTATTTTCTCACCATTATAGTTTTGCAAAATGTAAGTTTAGGATCGTTGTACTCAATATATGTATTTTTATAATCATCATATCCATCAATGAAAATTATTTCTTCTAAACAATCTTCCCAGTCACAAGCAATTCCATCATGTCCATCATATTTAATGATAACCCATTTATAGGATCCATACGAAGGTTGAAAAGGTTCAAATTCATCCATAACTAATCTCCAATCGCCTTTTAAATGTTCGATAATGTCCATGTGGACTCGGGAATCTACAGTATAAATTGTCTTAGTGTCTGAGATTTGCATATGGTCCTACGGTTGGTCTGGTTTAGGCGGTAAAGGCATCCAAAATTTAACATTTTTAGGTGGACAAGGCGGATTATAAAAAACTGGTGTGCCATTATCGTCATCATACCAATATTCCATAACATCCATATAATCATCATAAAAACATAAAACCTTAGTGTCTTTATCAGGCAACCGATCTTTAACTGAAATCCATTCCATAAAGTCCTAGGGTTTTTTTAGTATTGGCATCCAGTGGGTAATATTCGATTGACGTTCGTCAGAAGAACAGCATCTAGCCCATATTTTACGCTCAGGAGTCAAATCTATAATATAATCATCTGAAATTCGATCGTTTTTTTGATCATATGTCAAAACATCAATATATTCATCGGGCAACCGATCTTTAACTGAAATCCATTCCATACAGTCCTAGGGTTGCTCCATATTTTGAGAATCACATTGTTTACAATTATTCATTCGTTCTTTTTGTATTTCATGAAGTCTATTGAATTCAGCTTCATCAACCGAGTAACCATGGGAATTTGCTATTAATATTATGATAGGAAGGGGAATTCCAAAAGTATTAAATACCTGCAAGGCATCTTCTCCGCTCATGATGTTTGAATTATGAAATAGTTTGTATAAACAATTATGGCCAGCTCTTTTGATGGCCTTGTGAGCATCATATGTTTTATAATCCATAAAGTCCTAGGGTTGGGCGGGGGTGGGTTTCCATAGGTCTCTCTTATTATCAAGATAATCCTGTATGCAGCTATAGCCCATTTTATCTATACGAAACGCGCATTCTTCGCAAAAATACATCTTTTCTTCTGGGGAAAGATGAACATGGTTACATTCTCTTTCGATTTCACATTTTTTGCATTTAGTGAGCATGATTCTCCTAGGGTTGGGCGGGGGTTGGGTATATTTCCTTAGCTTCCTTTTTGCTTATCCATTTCCTAGGCCAAGGCTGGTCAATATTAATAGCTCCATCGGCTAGTTTTTTTGGGTCGATGTATTCAATATTGATTTTTTTATCGTCCATGAACATCCCTTCTAATTTCCTTTCCAAATTCTGACATTTGCTCGATTGTAAAACGATATTGCCATCCGAATCTATGCATATAACAACCGTCCTCCCATTGAATAAATCCTGGGTTTTTAAAAATGATTTTTTTATTGTATCTCCAATACATTCGAAGACGTGTTTTCCATTCGAGATAAAGATCGATGAAGCTACGCATAAAGTCCTAGGGTTGGGCGGGGGTTGGATCTTTAAGTCTTTTTTGACAAATGTCAAAATATTCTTTTTCTATTTCAATTCCGATATATCTTAATCCAAGTTCTTTTGCTGCCATTAAAGTAGATCCACTACCAGCAAATGGGTCTAACACGATTGGGTTTCCTGGAGGAGCTAAAAGCTTGAGAATATATTTCATTAATGCAATTGGTTTCATAGTTGGGTGATTTGATCCTTCTCGCTCTTTAGATGAAACTTTTGCACAGTAAAAAAATCGACTTGCACCTCCTATATCATTATAACCTTTACCAATTTCTTTCCTTTTCACTTTATTTCTACCTAAACTATCATGAAATCCACAAGGACTAGATTTACTTAGTCCAGTCATTTCATCAAGAACCTTCGCTGATTCCTCGTCGAATAGAGTTTGTGCAGGCCATCTTCCACTTGGCAATGAATTTATGGCATCTGGATTTATTTGTTTTATATGTTGGCTATGTTTCCCTCCTCCATGCCTCAATCGTCCTTCCTGTAATTCTGATTCTAACCTAGATTCATCAATATTCAATCCAGCAATTCCCCATTTTTCAGAATTTCGAGAAAATGTTCCTTCTAGTGGTTTCATGGCTAGAATAATTATTTCAGCTGAAGGCTTAAGGGCAGTTCCGTATCCATGCCACTCAACGCCCAGTTTCTTTCCAAAATTATTGCTTTTAGGAAATCCTGACCCAAAAATCCAATAACAACACGTTCTAATTTCCCATCCAGCTTCTTCAAGAGCTATCATTAAATGATGGTGCGTTCGATCACCACCAAAAGCAGCTAACATTGAGCCAGGTTTACAGATTCGCAATGCGTCTCTCCAAATTTCTGCATTAAATGCGGGCTGATCTTTAAATTGATCGAATTTTTTATTCATGAACCCAATACCATAAGGGGGATCTGTCACGATAAAATCAATCGAACAATCTTCCATTTTTCTCATTTCAATCATGCAATCGCCGTTAATTAGCATTAATTAATTCCATTTACTTATTGTTTGTCTTCTTTTTTCATAAAGTGCATCACCTTCTTCTTTGAACATCTCATTGCATCGCTGCACAAATTCAGGTTCGATGTTTTCAACTAAGTCTTCGTGACTACTAGCTGCAACATTTATAACCTCATATTTTTTCATCACTTCCCCTTATAATCCGTCTCATAAAACCCACTCCCCTTAAAATGCACCCCAATGCCTGCGCCAATTCGTTTGAGCATGCATACATCGCATTTAGGACAGCTAACAAGATAGGTTTCATTCATCTTGTGGAATTGCTCGCTTGTTCTATGGCATTTAGGGCATTTATAGTCGTAGGTTGGCATTATTTATTTCTCGTTGATTTCAAAATGTATTTTTGGTTCCCAATAACCTTTGTGATGCTTAATCTTTACAAAAGGTATCTTTCCTTTAGGATCAGGTGGGATATATCTCCAATATTTTATATCAAGTTCTTTGTAGGTAAAATCAGTTAATGAAGGAGAAACCCAAATTAGTTCATCATTTATAACTACTAATGCAAAATAATCTCTTCCTAAGCTAGTGTAAAACCATCCTTTAGGCCCTAATACTTCAACGACCATACCAATAGGCGGAAGAGCTTTTTTAGGTTGATGCCATTCAGTATAGTCCTTAAATGTCATTATTCCTCATGTATAAAAAATAGCAAAAATTGAACATTACAACCTTATCATGTATACGAAATCAACATATCGTGTATATGAAAAAAAACAACACACCCTCAACCTGAATTTATCCGAATTGCCATCATGCTTACTTATAAAGTCATATTAGGTCAGGAATGCTTTTAACGTCAAAACATTGAAAAACGTCAGTGTGTTGTTTAACCATCTCCCACTTCTACAAATGACACGGAAACCGAATAATATCCATTAGAAGACCCATACCATCGAATTGTAACAGCGCCTTTTAAGGTGGCAATCTCGTAGAAAGTCCACATAAAATCACCATATTCTTTATCATCTGGATTTAATGGATTTTCTTCGTTTGTTCTTTCTTCAGCGATCAAGATTTGACTATCAAGCAGCCATTCAAATTCCCCACAAATATCCTCTATAGCTACGTTTTCACAGCAACTTTGCTCATGAAACATCTTAAACTTTCTACCATCCATCAGATGAAAAATAAGTTCATCAGAATCTTTACCACCTTCAATCGATGTGATAATAGTTCCTTTCAAAATCGAAAATTCAACTTCTTTATATCTCACTTAATTCGCTCATACTTCTTCCTCTTCGTCGGTTCCAGCAACTCTTTTTCAATCCTACGCAATTCTAAAAGCTCGTCGCGTATCTCTTCACAATCTTCCCAGTGAAACTTCGTGTATCTACGCACAAGCGCAGGAGTGATATGAGGGTAGGGCTTAAATCGTTCGTGTAGTTCTTGCAGCAGGTTCATTTCCCTTTAACCCTGTCATAAAACCTGCCGTATTCATCATTAGAATCCACCCTTAACAACTCTTGAACAAGCTCTTCATGGTCAGGTGATGGAACGCCGTGGGCTTCGTAATGGTCTTTAGGCATTCTAATTCGCTTTCTTCCACAAAATTCAATAGAATGATTAACAGCTTTAAACCGTCTTTGCATGTTATCTAATTTAAAATTAGGATTATCCACATGTATTCTTTGAAATACCAGTCTAATTTTAATTTCACTAATCCTTTTCTCTTTAACCACACTCCATCCACGAGATACATGAAATAATATGCATTCGAAAACGCTTTGCGTGTGTGCGTCAATAATCTTTGTGTCTCTGAGTGGCGTAATCATTCTAAATCCTCTTTTTGTCTATATTCATACATGCCTAAAGACACGTTTTTTGGAACTGTGTATATCCTTTGAAATACTAATGCAACGCGGTCGTTTGTTATGTAATCTTCTCTTACAAATTCCCAACCATTGCTAAACTTGTTTTTTACATCAAGAATGATGCGCCAGTCGGTTGACACATTGACTGTGCATTGTAGATCATTGATATTCATAAACCCTCCATACATGGGGTTTATTATACCAATATTGGGATATTAATAAATGGATATTAAAGGATAAAAAGCAAAAAACCCCGGCAATCCGAGGTTAATCACTGGATAGAATTCCCCAGCTTTAATACTTTTTATTTAAGCTACAGCGCCTTGTGGCTGATTCATTTGTGTAAGCTCGGTTTTCGCTTTGGCTTGTTCTATCTTAGAGCTTTCCATCTCAGCTATCTGGAGAGCGTCATTTTGCTCCATAGCTTTTTGACGCTCACTTAGCTCCATGATAAAATTAGCAAGCTTTAAGACTCTGTTCTCGTCCATTTCGTCTAGCTCTTTTAAAGCTTTGGCATTAGCTAAACCAGCATTTGCCCTGTCTTGTACAGCCATTGCTTGATGATGCTCTGCAAGGGTGATATCAGTAAAGACTTTAGCTTCTTTTTCTTTAGCAGAAGCAAAGTCAGACTGAGCTTTTGCTTCTAAGCTGCGAGTAAGGACTTCTTGTTGTTGTATTGCTTGCTGATTCTGGACTTCTTGAAGCTGCATTGCCTGTTTAGCAGCTGCTTGTTGAGTTTCAACAAGTCTCTTTTTATCTTGAAGGGAAGTAAGTTCAATAATGTAGTCATCAGGTATCGCGTTCGGCATAATTTGTTTGAGTTGTACAGCCTGGAGGAGCTTGTATTGTCTCTGCGTTGCGGTAAGCTCCCCTTCTTCCACAATGCAATTGAACTTACTAAATTCTTTATCGAAGAACATCTCAGTTGCAGGTTTGCCAACAATATGAGCAACTTTACCTTTTGAGAAGTTATTGACTATAAGATCGTCCATGATCTCCGCTAGATTCTTTTGAGATTCATTTAATCGATCAAATACATTTCTAAGACCAGTTAGTCCAGCGCCCATTTTGAGCTTCATCAAGATACCTGACATATCTTTCGCACCAAGATTTTGTGCGAATAATTCTTCAGGTCCGACGATATCCATGATTTCTTTTTCAATGGTTTGGATAAGTTCAAGCCAGCCTTGACCAACAGGAGGAGGCATAAATTCTTTGACATCTGTTGCAAGATTAGCTGTGTTCTTAAAGAACAACGCTTTTCCAGGCCCACCCAAAAAGGCATCTTCAGGATTGACAAGCGCATCTTCTTTTACCATTAGTCCGGATTGGATTTGAGCGTCAAGCATATCAAGGAGTCTGTTTCGTCGACGGTTGAGCTCAATTTGTGAGTCACGGACATTCCTCGGAATACCCATAAATCGTGAACTATAATTCTGCACCTCGGGAAACATATAACAAACGTGGGGGACGAAAGGCATTCTGTCGAGCCCATAAGGGGAAACTTCCTCGTACATTTCATTGTTGTTGACTAGCACGTGAAGTCTAATGGTTGGAACACGGGCTTTAATTAATTTAACATTTGGATTGATTCTCATAAGCATTTGGAATTGCTCTTTAGTCCCATTCCAAGGGGCAACTTCACCTGTTCTAGTACCTAAAAGCTTGCGAGTATCTTTCCAATCTTTAACCCAGTATTCATCGTAAGCATACATTTGAACGTTGTATTGATTCCAATTCTGCGCTAGATATTGAAACTTACCATCCATGGCAGCATAGCCGCCTTTAAGCGAAGGGACTTCTTTAGATGCACCCTGAAACATACCTTCTAATTGCATCTTGCTTATGTACTTGCGAGTTTGAATCCGGTCGCAGTCGCTCAAATCCATCTTAGTCCAGTAAGGAGACATGATAAAGCTATTATATGGCATGCGATCGACGCAAATCTTACCGTTCTCGGGATCTTCTCTAAAGTCCATCCAAACGCTTAGCAAGTTAAGACCAGTGATTAAAGAACCATTGAAAGCGTCGGAAATCTTTTCGTAAGTGCCATCTTGAGACATACACCAGTTCAATACAGTAGATCTTTGATCGGCTGTCTCACCCATGTCAGGGTCATTATCGGCTGGTTGGATTATACTTGCGAGCCTATTGTCGCGTTGAAAACCATCAATCATGTTGATGATGCGAAGTATCTTATTAAACTTAAGCTCTTTCTTGTTTTGATAATTGAGACCATATTGATAGTTGTTTGTTTGATTGCCAACAGTCATGTTAAGATCAAGATTAGCTTCATACCACCATTGCTGATATAATGACTGTGTTTGTTGCCAAAAGTCTTCAATTTCTCGGGAAATAGCTGAGCTCATAAAAACCTAGTTTAAATTTATTTCTTTACACTACAGAATTTATAAGGATTTGTCTAGGAAAGAATTACATGGGGGACAAGTTTTTTTCTCAGCTGTCCCCGGCCGAGAAGTCAAAGACTAAATTAATTAAACAAAGCGTTGACTAAACAGAATATAATGCAGATGATAACGATCGTTAATGCAATCATATTGTACCTATTGATTACTTGTTCTTCATCTTTTTCATTCCACAAGCTGCAATCTTCTTGTCTTGTTTCTGGTCCATCTTGAGAAGCTTGTCTGTCTGTTTCAACGCTTTCTTCTCTGTTTTCTTGATCTTGTTGATTTGCTGGTCCATTATAAATCCTTTGTTCTGCCTTTATCCATTTATCTTTACATTCTTCACAATCACACTCTGAAGAATGTAAAATATTTTGTTGTAACCTTTTGTAAAAATTATCGTATTCTTCTTTTATACCCCAATCTTCGTTCATTGGTTCTCCTTTTCATAAGCTGAATAAAGGAGCCAAACAACTCCAACGATCATGAACACCCAAACGAAAGTAATAAATATTGTTTGCCAACAAGGGTCACCCATCCAAGATGGGGGATTAAACATAGCTTCTTCCATTTAAAACCCTGTGTATTTTCTACGCATTTCAGCAATGCTATCAGCCGATAGTTTGCCAGGCTCTCCAAGTTCTTTTAACCCCACACATGCCATTCTAAAAGCATCGGCCCCATGGGAGTATTTATCATGCAAAGGTTGATCATAATAGACTTTTAGCGTCTCGTTATATTTTTTTCTATAGAATTCTAAGCATTTGACGCCCGTGTCTCTTATCGTACTATTAAACACACAGTTAGGAAGTGTTGATCGAACGACTTGAATCCCCTCTTCTAGTCCATAAGCTTGGCCATTCTTTAGCACGGGAGTCATTTTATACCCCATCTTTTCAGCCACTTCCATGCGAGATATGCCGCTAGTGAATTCCCTATTTCGCATGTCATGAGGTACGTAATGGGTTCCCCACATGATCTTATGTTTATCACGATACTTATCAAGATAACCAAGATAATGCTCTAATCCTTCCCCCTGATTTTCATAGTAGTCTAAGAAATTGATCTT